CAGTGTGCCGAAGTCTGACAGATAGACGTCAGCGGCGCCGATGATGGTTGTTGGGCCATCTGACGGTGCTTGGTAGCGCTGTGCGGCGATACCGGCGAAGCCAGATACAACAGTCTTGTTGTAAGGACCGACCATCAGCACAGATGGCTGACCACCTTCGGTGAACGCCTGCTGCATCACGTCTTTGACCATTGCTTCGGTCAAGTCGCGCTGCGTGCCGTCGCCGCGGGCGTCGGAACCGTCTACTGCGGTTGGGTCTGTTCCGTCACCAGCTTTGCTGGTGTTGGTCGCGATCCATGCGCCGAGACCGGCAGTGACGCGGGCTGTGCTTGAGTTGCCAGCAACTTTGGCTGCGTTGGCAGTCAAAATCAGCTCTAAATCGCGCTTCAGCTCGGATCCCCGTTTTGCAAGTTGGTAGCTGACCTCGTCGTTTCGGCCAGCAAGGGTCTGGTCACCCAAGTTGTCCGCAATGATCATTGTGCGGCGAGCAATCTGTGTGTAGTTGCCGACGCGAGAGGTGGAAGCTGTTGAATCAAAAGAAGAAACATCATCGCCGTCAATGACTGGCACGTTCTGAGCGCTTGCAAGCTCATCAGTCTGCCACTCAAAGTATGTGTTAGATACATTGTCGGAGCCGATGTTGGATTGCAGAGGCACGTCCTCTGGACTTATGTTGCTGATTATGTTGGATAATTCTTCGCGAATACCTTTCGCGTCGAACGAGGTGAAGGTGTTACCTACGATAGCCATTGTGTATTCTCCTACAATAAGGCTTTGATGGCAGCCGCTGCGTCACGCACGCGGCCGGTTTGCTGTACGCGCTGTTGCGCTTGTCGTGCACCACTCTTCGGTTTCGGTTGCGTGCCGCGTGACCCTGCCCGTAGCGTTTTGCCGCTCTTCGCTGGCTTAGGCTTGGCCTTTGCCTTGTCAGCTCGAGTTGCTCCACGCGACTGTAACATTGCCAGTCTGGCCATTTTAACGACCATCGCGCTGTTCATTTCGTCAATGTCCTGCTCCGCAAAGCCGGATGTCAGAAGAAAGTCGCGAATTTGGCCAGCTTCTTCTGCTGCCACTTTTGCGTCTCTCCATTCGGGGATTAGGTCGGGGAGTATTTCCCGCTGCTGCTCCACGAACTGCGCCTTCGCTTGTTGCATTCTTTGTTGTTGCAACTCGTTCAATCGCGCCTGCTCTTGCGTCACAGCCTGCATCTGCATTTGCTTCTGCTCTAACTGTTTCCGCCATTGCCGTTCAGCCTTCGCGGCCAAAGCGGGGTCCGTGTCATACAGAGTATCCCAGTCTGGCTCGGCCTCTACCGATTGCTTCAACTGCTCCGCAATTTGCGGTAACAGCTCAGCATACTGTGCACGTTCCCGGTCCAACTCAGACTGAACTGCGGAGACCTCTTTCGTCTTCTCAGCCAGCGCCTGCGTCTTGCGGGTGTAATCTCTCTGCCTCAGATAACCGTTTCGGGCTTCCTCGACCGTGATCTCCTCGCCATCCACTTCGACCGTAGCCGCGAGGATGTCGCCTTCTTGAGATTGGTCTTGGTCCTCGTCCTCGATTTCCTCGCCTTCAAGATCGTCGGCCTCTGCGTCAAAAGATTGCTCTTCGCCTGCGTCATCCGACATTTCGGCCTCTTCCACATATTCTGTGTCTTCGACCTGTAGCGCATCAGCCTCTGGAGCATTGTCCTCTTGCGAGGGTGCCATCATGGCGCTGATTGCATTTTGTGCTTCTGACAACCCAATCCCTTGCGGGGTGTTGTTATCTGCCATAGCTTATCTCCTATTATAGGCCTATTTTCTCTTTTTCTCAATAGACCCATTATCCACCATTGCGCGCAGCGTCTGGCGAACCATTTCAACGCCACGCAGTTGCATGTAAACAGCCTCCCGGCTGTCCTTGTCGCTGGGCGCAGTCGACTTAAACTCCGCCCAACAATTCTGTTCGATCTCGTCCATGAAGCGGTTGAGATCGGTGTCACCTAGAAGACGCTCAGCCTGACGGCCGTCGTCGATGATTTGCTGCTTACTCTTCACGCGCGGCCTCCTTAATCACGTCAACCTGACCTCGCATGATCTCGCGATTGATTGCCAGCTCGGAGCGGATCTTTTCGACGTTAAGCTGCGTGCCATACTTCGCCTGCAACTCTTCCGCCTTCACGAACAGCTCGGCCTCCAGCTCGTCGCGCTTGCGGTCGTCTTCCATGACCATATTCTCGCGCTTGAGCTGTAGCTCGGCCGCCTTCTTCTGCATGTCCGCTTGGATCTGTTGGATCTGCACTTGGATGAGCTGCTCGTTGATGTCTGGCTTGTTGTCTGGTGGCGGCGGACGGAAGTCAGCCGGATCGTTCCAGAACTGCGACGTGTCTTTGAAGCCCGCCAGCTCTGTCATAGACTTGAGCGTGTTTGACAGCTTGGAAATGTCGGTCAGCGGGTTGACTTGGCCCATTGTGGCCAGAGCCTCTTTCTGCATCTCACCAATTTGACGCATCATCATCATGCGCTCAGTGTCAGTGCCGCGGCCGAGAGCCACATTCACTGAGACGTCCATCGCCCCATCCCAAGCGCGTGGGTCGATCTGCACGAACTTATTGCGCAGGCGAACCATGCGCGGCTGGTCTTGGTGCGTGGTGATTAGCTTCAAGATGATCTTGAATAAGTCTTTCATGCCGGTCTCGGCAAAGATCCGGGCGATCAACTCTATGTGCTGCTGTGCGGCCGCCACAGTGGCGTTTACAGCGCCGGCAGTGCTGCTCTGGAGTGCTGCTGCATCTAAACCCATAGACGCCTTAGAAACGCCTGTGCGGGCCTCCTTGACCTCGTCCATGTATTGCAGGACTGGGAACGCCTGCTGGCCGACGAATGGCATCGATAAGACTTGGATCTGGCCTGCGGAACGCTGGCGAATGATCGAGCCCACTTCTGTCGACATTGCGTCATCCAAGTTGACCATGCCCTCGGTCACAGCAATACGCGGGTGGATCGACATCGCCAAGCTGTCGAGCGTGTTGCGCATGACGTTTGACTTGATGCGCTGAATGTCCATGACCACGTCTGCAACGGATAACCCGAAGAAGTCGTGCGCCTCTGGCTCTGGGCAGAATGAGCAGAACGGCGCCATGTCGATCGCCTCGTTGCGCAGAACCTTGTTTCCGTCGCCAGCGGTGCAGACCTTGCGCAATTCAGCAACGCCGTCGCCGTCGTAGTCCACGCGGATGTAGCTTTCTGTGTAGGCCACCTTGCGCATTGCGTCGTCGTTGCGCGCATTCATCTCGTTGGTCAAGGCCGGGTTGCGTGTGCGGCGCTCGACGTTCGTGTTCATGTCGTCGTGGGCCGACGCCAGATTTTCAACGTCTTCTTCGGCGTAGCCCATCGACACCAGCTCGGAGACTGTGATGATGCGGCGGTGGCCGACGTATGACGCCTCTGAGATCGACTTGGCCTCACGGGAGATAAGAAACTCTTCCGGCGGAACTGCCTCGATCTGCACGCGGCCGTCTGGGCGCACATATTCGACTGTGACGTCGTGCACCATTGGCGGCATGATGAACTGGCCGGTCATGGGGTCGATCTGGGGCTCGCCGACAGTCTCAGACGACTGCACGGTGATCTCAGCGGCAGGGTCGGCGGCAATTGCTGCCAGAGCTGCGTCGTCGAGGCCAGTCATGTGGAAAGTCTCGACTTCGGTCTTGTCCTCCCAGAAGCACTTGATGATGCCGACCTTGCGGATCAGTGCATCCTTGAACGCGCTGTGCATGACAAGAAAGCCGTTGTTGTCGCGGTTCATCACAAAATTTGCGTAGTCTGTTGCCTGCTGCGCGTTCTCGACATCCTCGGGGCCAGTCGGGATATATGACACGCTCTCGTCGGACCCGTGGAACACGCGCATCAGTGACGGCATGATCGCCTGTACGGTATCCCGTACGTCCATGCTGACGACTTGGCTGCGGCCCTCTTCCTCGTTGCCGAATGGCTCGCCGCGGTAGTATTTTGTCGCCAAGGCGCGATCCGGGCTGACATAGTTGTCGATGTAGTCTATGGCGTCTTCGATCTCACGACCGACGATGCCCTGCAACTCAACTTCGTCCATGACTTCCGGGTTCAACATCGCCTCAAGCTCGGAGGCCATTTTATTTGCTTCATAGTCCATGTTTAGCCTCTAATATTGTTGTCTAGGGTCTTGCTGCGTCTGTATAGCCAAAAGCGGAGCGGCTGCTATAGGCGCTGCGAGCAAAGGTATTTTGCGACGGAACACTGAACGCGCCGCCTCTTCTGGAGTTATATCCAAAGCCTGAGCAGTGACACTGAGACGGTCGTCGAATATGTCTACCGGCGTCTTTCTTGCGCTGCCGAGATTAGTCTCATCGCCAAATCCAAACCAGCCCATTGACTGCGCCTCCGCTGGAGATACGCCAAGTTTGGCCGCGGCGTCATGCCATATATCCGCGAACACTGGGTATTCAGTTTGCAGTTTGGTCGTACTACCCTTTGGCCCAGTCATTTGAGACGCCAGCGTGTCGTCGATCATATTAGGCGTCAGAACGCTTGGGTCTTTAGCGTATTGGTCTCGGAATTTAGGAAGAATAAATCCCTCTGGGACCAATCCGGGCTGCATCTCATTTAGCGTCATCAGAGTGCCGCGAATAGCGTGAGTGTCCATTGTGACGCCACTCCGGTTACCGGACAGGTTCGCGCCAAAATTGGATGGCTTTGGGTTTCTTGCCACGTCCATTTCGCCAGTAGCGGCAACGTCGTCTAACAGGCCGCCGTGAATGCCGCCTTTGGCAGTCATCATTGGGTAGCCTTTTTCACTTATCCCCTTGGTGCCGTCGGGGCGTATTGTACCGGGGCCAACAACTTCGCGGAATGGTATGCCTTGATTGTCTTTCGCCATCACCAGTGTGGCGTTGCGCAGGTTTTCTTCAACCTTAGTCCGCGGGCTAGTCGCGGCCACGTTATTACTTAAATCACGCAGGTATGCCTGCGCCTCTGTGTCACTTAAACCAGCCTGACGCGCTGCTCGGTAAACTGGTCCATCGGTGTGATAGAAGTATCTAGTGTCCGCCTCTAGCTGACCCGTGGCACGAATGCGATCTGCCAAAGCGCTTGATATTTCCTCGCGCCTGTCAACCAGTATCCTTGCTCGGTCGCCTTTTGGTAGAGCCGCAGTCGGGTCTGGATTGCGAGGATATTTCAAAGATAAGTCTTCAAATGCACCGCTTGGGGCCGGCGTTTTATAATCTCTATCAAAAATTCCTGCGCCGCCGGGAGCTGGCTGGATGCGATCTTTTGGGCTGAACTCCATTTGAGCCGCGCGAGCTTCCAGTGCACTTAGAAGACTGGGGTCTTTTGTAGACGGGCCCCCATTGCTGCCGATGCCTCGACCAGCATCAAAAGGCGAGTATGTTTCTGGCCGCAGCCGGACATTCCCGAGCAGAGAGCCCATCGAATTTGGATCAACCTCTAAGCGACTGGCAGCTCGAATGGCGGGCCCAACTCCAGGCACTACAGACGCCACTGAACCTAAAGCGGCAGCCCTGTCGGACGCCAGAGCCTTGTTTGACGCCTCAAGCATATATGGCTCTGCGTCTTTGGCCTCGACGCCAAACATCTCCATCAACTTGTCGGCGGCGGTATAGGTCAAGCCCCGGCCAACTGTCCCGGCGAAGTCTTTAACCGTGCCCACTGGGTCGGTGGCGACGCCGACTACGTCCTCGATCATGCCGCGCCCTATCGCCTTATTCGTGCCGACTGGGTCGCTCTGGAAGGAGCTCAGCAAGTTGTAGATGCCGCTGCCGGCGGTGCTCGCCATGTCGTAGGCGCCGCGTAATTCTGGTGGGACGTAGTAACGTAGATCCATTAGCCGAGTAATCCTCCGGGGCGTGCCTTCGGCCTTACGCTGCCGGGGCGCATGCGTGGCGTCGGTGACACTGTGATGCCGTAGTTGTCGCCAGTCGCCTGATTGTAATATTGGCGCACATTACCAATGTAGTTTTGCGTCTCTGGCGGCAAGTTGTAATACTTGCCGTCGGCGTCTAGCATGCGACCGGGTCCGGCGTTATACGCACCCACCGCCTTGTCGATGTCGCCGTCGAAGCGCTCGATCATGGCTCGCATGTATGTCTCGGCGTAGGCGCGGTTGACCTCGGGGATGTCGAGCAGATCCTTCGCGGTCTGCTCGTTGCGCTCAAACTTCTGGCCGAACATTTCTTCAGCGATATCAAACACATCCCTCGCGCCCTGTGCCGCGTAGCCCGGCTTCATTGCGGCGCCGGGCACCACTTGCATCTGGCCGCGTGCGCCGCTTTTCGGGTTGACCAATGGGAGAGGCTTTGTGACCTCGTTTGGATCGTCGCGGTTTACGCTGCTCTCTTGGCGTTGGATGGCGTCGAGGAGGGATTGGAAGTTTAGGTCCGGCATTAGTTTCCTCCCCCTTGCGTCTTTAGGTATTGCTCAAAAATTTCCATCATTTTCTTGCGGTCATTATGGTATGGAGCAAAAGCAGGCAAGCTGCCGGTGTGCTCCATGAACGCGTCAAATTCGCCTCCGGGCATATACCGTGGGTCGCTGGGCTGGCCGGTGAACGCCTCAAGCTCCAAGTCTGCGTCAGGGTCGAGCACAACTTCTCCAAACGTACTTGCTGGAAACGCGGGGCCAATGTCTGGCGCCGTTAAGAGAGGTGTCGGGGATGCGCTGTATTGAGCCTCCATACCCGCTGGAAGCCCGGAATATGTGGACGGCATTGGCGTCGCTGCTACTTTCTGCACATTAGCGAGTGCCGCTAGAGGGCTTGAAGCCTGTGCCCGTGACATACTTCCCGGATTGGCGGATTGCGGTGTCTGCGATGCCGCAATCATTGCGTTAACCTTGCTGGGGTCGTAGGCGCCGCTGCCGCTCTGGGTGTTCATGGTGTATGGCTGATTGCCAGTTGCGCGCTGAATGCCTCTGAGTATTCCAACTCCGGGGATAAAATTCGTTAAAAAGCGCTGAGGCGTCATGGGCTGGTCGCCGAGGCGGCTGCCTCCGCCAAAAAAGCTGAGTAGGCCGCCGGCCTGTGGATTGCGGAACGAGCTGCGTGGACGGTCGCCGGATCCGTTGTTCTGGGCGGCCGTGTTGGGCATGTTGTTCGCCAGAGAGTTGCTATACGCGTTCTGGTACATGGCGTTGTAGATGTTGCCGCCGGGGTCGTCGTGCTGCGATGCCACTTGATGCGCCTGATTGGCGGCGGTCATCTGATGGTATTCTTCACTCTTTGGGATCTTGCCGGTCAGCATTCCCCAACTTGTTTTGAAATCCATGTGACCCCGTCCTCTCGTCAGCCTTCCCCACATAATACACGCAAACCACTTTTAACGTAACCCCGCGCGCTCATGGGAGGATGGACGCGCGGGGGAGCCAAAAGCTCAGCGGCCGGGTGGGAGGTAGCCGCTAACAAGGGCATGATAACAAAAATTTGTGGGGGAGGCCAGTTTTTTGCATTTTATGGCTTGTAATGGGTAGGTGTTAACATTAGGTTAACAGTATAGACAGAAACAAAGGAGAACGGACATGCACAACAACACACCAAAAAACACGCGGGAAGCCGTCGAGCTGGGCCTGTACCTCGCAATCACCGCCAACACAGAAGAGAAGTCGGCGGACGCGCTACAGCTCGCCAAGGAGCTGGCTCTGGGGCTTAACTACGCGGAGGTGCAGACCGCCAAGCGAAACGTCGCGGCGCGGATCAAGCAAGAGAACGCCTAAACCACCCCGCGAATACCACGCCTCAGCGGCTTCGCCCACGACCCCGCTGAGGCAGTGCCAAACGCCATCGTCGTGTGGTCATTGGCCAGAGCTAAGCACAGAGCATCAGCGCGGTCCGGCGAGCGGATGCCGCGCTTTTTCATGCTCTCCTTGCTCTCAACCTGTATCTTGCCCGACGACGTGAACATATACCTCGGACCCGCCAGCTCCGCATACAGCGCGTCGTCGCGTGGCAGAGACACATCCATACCCTCGAGCCACGACTTACACCTAAACCACAGCTCCGCGCGCAGGTTCAAATACGTCTGCTTCGCCACCGCGCGCTCCGACACGTTCAAGCCACGCGCCGGCAGCCCCAACTCACGCAAACGATCCAACACGCCGGCGCCGAAGCCGTTGCTGTCGATTATGATCTCGCTGGGGCGCCGGGACGGGGGCATGGCGTCATATTCCGCCTTGACGGCGCCGGAGAGCTGCATCAGGTCCAAGTTGCGCCACACCGTGAGCGGGTGGATCACCGGACCCTGCCGCTTGCACAGCACGCTGCTGTCGCCGCCCTGCCGCGCCACGTCCAAGCCCCAAACCGCAGTCGTGTCCTCGTGCACCTTCACCTCGTTGTTAAACGCGTGCTCGATCAGAGACACCGGGATCACCGTGTCCTCCTCAGATGGCGGGAAATTGCCCAAGACGCGCACATGAAACGCCGGGCTGTCCTCACCGTACCGCTTCCGCATGTCGTCGACAAAATCCTCGGACACGCGCGGGCTCTCGACGCACGAGACGTGCATCGTGTACCAGTCATCCCGCAGCCGCGTGTGGGTGTCGTAAAAGAAGCCAGTGTTACGCGTCGGGTTGCCGGTGAGCACCGTGGTGGCGCTGTGGCCCGACATCGAGCCCGAGGCAGCCTCAAACACGGCCTCCGGGACACCGCTGGCCTCGTCCGCCAGAAGCAGAACGTGCTCGCTGTGCACACCGGCGAGCGCCTCGGGCTGCTCAGCGCGTGACGTCCGGCACGAGATAAACGTGCTCTCCGGGGCGCTCTTCAGCTCAATGCGGTCCGACTTCACCTCCAGCAAATTGTCAAACGGGGGCTTGAGCCGCTTGGCCACGGATTTCATCTCGGCGAAACACGCGTCAAAGAGCTGCGCGGAGGTGGGGGCCGTGACCACCGTCTTGCTCGGGTAGCGCATCAAGACGTGCCAGATGGCCGCCATTGCGACGCCCGTCGACTTGCCGACACCGTGGCCAGACCGGACGGATATGCGGCGGATCTTGGGGGCAGAGACGGCGTCTAAAAGCTCAACTTGCCACTCGTCCGGCTCGATGCCGATCACCTCTTGGGAGAAGCGCACCGGGTCGTCGCGGTAGCGCCGCATCAGTTTGACGAATGGGTTGTCGATTGGCGTTGTGGCGTTCATTTGTTAACACTCCTGTTCGTGGTGGTGTGAAATTTTTTCGGCGCGGGTGCGTGATTAGGTCATGAGCTTTTGCACCCGGCCGCGGCGAAGAGGGGGGGGGTCAAAACGCGCATTCCGCAGCAAAATCGGCCTCGAGATCGAGTTAAGACGCATAACCCGGATTATGTTAAATAATGTTGGCAACGATAACAATGACTTAGCGCTTTTGCCCCTCATTTGCCTTAATGTTGCCACATTTACACCCGTCAGCGTGCCCGATTGTGGCGCATTTGCTTGACCTCGTCGCCGCGATGCTGCACGCGTGCACGCGCACGCTTCGCTGCGTCGGTGTGCGTTTTCGCGCTCAATCGCCATCCTGATCCTCGACGATCTCGCCCTCGATGATGTCACCGCCAACCTCGTTGAGCAGAGCTGCTGCCTGCGCGTGCAAGTCATTTACGCTGATGTTGATCGCGACATCACGCTGCCTCGTGTCATACTCGGGCGACGCCTTAGCCGCCTTCCACTTGAGCACGTCGACCGCCAGCTTCGCGCTGTTCACGCTCGCCTCGAGCTGGTGCGTCTGATCGGCAATCTTCTGCGCCTGCGACGCGTAATAGTGACCAGCCATCTGCTTGGCCTCGTCATACCGCTGCGCACGACCCTCAGCCGACGCGACCCACTTGTGGAACAGGTTCCAGCCCACGTCATAGTGCTTGATGATGTCGGACGCGTTCATGCCGTCCGCGATCAAGCCGAAGATCTCGTCCTCGCCTGCCGCTTCCAGCGCGGCTATCTTAGCGTCTCCAATTGCACCCATCTAGACTTCTCCTTTCAAAACGGTATCTCGTCGCCCAGCTCAGCGTCGAACGTGCTGTTCGCCGGACCGATGCACCGCGTGACCTTTGCGTCCGGGAACTTCTCCAGCGTCTTCGCGATGAACTCGCTGCTAAAGTTATTCCCCAGCACGATTGCTGCGTCGACCATATCATACACTAACCAGTCGGGATGCTCACGCCGTATTCCGGTCGCATCATGCAGCGCAATGCACACAATGTTGCCAGACGCGATCTCGATGCAGTAGGCGTGCCGACCGACCGGCTGGTGCCCGTTAGCCTCTGCCTCCGCCTCGAGCACGTCCCACGCCCGGATGAGCTGCGTGGCGATCTTGTGCACGGCCACGACGTCATCCTCTTCGATCTTGATCCGCAGCGCGTCATACGCCGCCTCAAAGCGCCCAGCTAACTCGGGCGACACCAGAGACGGAAGTGTGTCTCCCCACTTCAACGTCTTCTCCCGCGCCTTGCGATCCAGCGGCAACAACTGGCCATCGACCTGACGTGAGATCGGCTTCGTCTGATTGCCAGTCTCAAACGTGCCTCTATCCTTCCTCGCCTTAGCGTAACCCGCTTTCGCTTTGCCACTCACCTTCTTAGCCATGTATCATCTCCCCATCGCCCTAATGTTAACCACACCCAATCGAAACCACTGCCACACACCACACCACACCACGCTATACAATAGCGGGTGGTGGTGTGGAGAGTGAAATGGCCTTATTCTTCCACACCTCCCACACTCCACCACACCCCAGGTGTGGAAGGTGTGGAAGCATCAATGCACCACGTCATCATCGCCGCTCCTCAGTAGCTGGTCATCCATAACCAGCAGCGCACGCTCGATCGTCCACATCGCATTCACGAGTATCTCGGTGCGGCGCTTCCGCTCCTCTAAATTTTCCGGCTGCAAGAAGCCCGGCTCGAACTCGATGTTGATCGCCCCGACATCCTCGGACCACAGGACGGTGAGTATGCGATCCATCGCGTCACTACTGAACAGCTTTTCGTATGCCGCATCCAAGTCGTCCATCAGGTCACGCCCGCCTCTTCCCCAGTGATCCACTCGCCTACGACCACCACCGGCACGTCACGCCCGGTCCGCTGGTCCTTCTCACGCTCAATGCGCAGCACGTCGGTCTCGATCCACTTCTTCACGATTGCGTTGACCTTAGCTTTTTCGTGCTTCTTGTCCACGTCTAGGTCAAGATGCAGCGCCACCACATTGCCCACCCAATTCTTGGCCTGCGTGTTCTGGCGCATGAAGTCACCTTTCTGCGCAGCCAGCCCGACGTCACGCTGCACCTTCATGGCGTCCTTAGCGCTTACCCCGTCAAATAGGTCAGGCATTGCAAACTCGGTCGCGACCCCAACATATTCCCCGTTTGGCAACTTAACGCCGACCATGCGCCTGTACACCGCCTTCGCTGCCGGCGGCGCCATGTTTGACTTGCCGTCGTCTACACGGAATATGCCCAGCGCCTCGGTCTCGGACACGCCCAGCTTGAGCGCGTCCTCCTGAGACACGCGGTTGATGACACGCGCCGCACGGGCTGCGCCGATAAGGCTGCCTGCTCCCCGTATGCTGTCGACCGTGGCGTCGTCGCCGTTGCCCTTGCGTATGTGGTGGACGAGGCCCATGCCGCAGTCTGTCTCATCCGCGATGCTGCGCACCAGTGAGACGGCGGCGTTCATTGCGACGTTGTCGTTCTCGTTGATGTGGTTTGCGCCGACCCACGGGTCGATGAACACGCAGCCAATCTCGTTCTGCTTGATCTTGGCCACCATGTAGTCCGCCATCTCCTCGTCGACTGAGATGCCGTCGCGGTCCTGCTTGGCGAAGATCATCTTGAGATCGCGGCCCGCATCCAGAAACAGCTTGCCCCTGATTTCGTCCGCCGTGACGTTGTAGTGCATCATCGCGGAGGCGACGCGCCGCTGCATCTCCTCGAGCGGATCCTCGAGGTTGATGATCCACACGTTGCACGGCTCGTGCACGGGCTCACCCAGGAGCGGCCTGCCTGTGCAAATTGCCAGAGCCTCCACGATTTGCATTGACGTCTTGCCCACGCCGCCAGCCGAGGCCAAGACAGAGACGTTGCCCCTGATGTAATGCTGCCCATATATCCAGCGACGCGCCGGTATGCTCGCCGGGTCGATCGGATCGTATGGCGTCGGGTAGCTGCGCTCTGACTGCGCGATCTCGGCCTGCACCTGCGCGACCGGCTTTGCTAGTGCCAGAGCCTCACGCAATTTTTCGGCGGACGTCTCGCGGAGGTAGTCGTTGGCGTCCTTGACACCCTCGACGCCCAGCATGTCGAAGCGCACGACGTGCACGTCAGTGCTGCCGTCGCCGCGGAGCACGTCGGCCACCGCGTCCACGTCCAGATCCGGGTCGGCGCATATCGTCACGTCGGACGCACGCGGCACAGAGTATGTGGACATGCCGGCCTTGCCAAACGTGCAGACGATTGTCGCCTCGTCACCGAC